ACATCACCCCATATTGTATCGTAAGTGGTTACTGTATTTGTAAACCCACCATAACCATCAGATGATTTATTTATTTGTTTTATAATTACTCGACTATTTAATTTACCAGGATTCATTACAGAAACATTGATTTATATGAGTTTAAAATATCTCTCGTGTCTGTTGGTATTTCTGATGTTATACTGCCAGTAACAAAATTGGTTCTATTCTCATAATAAGTTGCGGCAAGTTGTAAAATAGATTGTTGTAATAAAGAATCATCCATACCAGCTGTAATATAAATTACCTTAACTTTCCTAGCAGCACCATTATCAAGCTCAACTGTTTCTTTGTCTAAGCCAATATTTGTATGTGTTACCAATACACCATCTGCATGAATACTGGTAATAGAGGATACTGGACCAAAAGGCAAATCAAATATGCCATTAGTTTCATCTAAATAATAAGTTCTATTTTTTGCTACAATATCTCTGGATATATAATTTTCACACCAGATTCTAGCTTGAGTAATCATTCTAGCTATAATTGCATCATCAGCTGTTGTGTCAATTCTACTAAACAGTTTTAAATCTGCTGTTGATACGATTTCAGATCCAGTTGTGGAATTAATTTTAATTTGCCTCATCTTTTGTTTCTTTAGAATCCAGTTTCAATTCCTTAGTTTCTTTTTTTGGTTTATGCTCTTTAGTGCTTATTGCTTTACACCATTTCTTTGCAATCCAATGTTCTGCTTTATTTTCATCAATATTCATTGTTTCACCCTCAGCATACATTTTACCATCTTTAAAAATTTCAACAAGTAATTTAATTTTCATAATTATAATTTTATGTAAAGATAAAAAAAAAGTGCCACTACCTTTTTTAGTAATGACACCTTAACTTATTTATGAAATCAATGCAAAGTTATTAAAATTTTCTTTATACTTTCCATTTATATTTATCTTTAGGCAAGTTTGTCCTAGATTTGGAATTATAAAAAACCCATCATTTCCCTCATCCCATAAAGCAAAAAAATCAACATACTTTTTCTCATAAGAAGATAAGCCAGTTCGCCTTAGGGTTATTTGCATACTATTGCCTCGCCTTAATCGATTTATACCTAAATACTTAACCTGGATCTTAAATAGTTTACCATTCTTTTCTAGTATACAGTCGTAATAGCTTGAGCTTGATAATGGAGTTGAAACATTATAACCATTAGAGATAGCGGTTGCTGCAAAGTGATATTCAGCAAAACACCCTTTCTGATTATGTGTCATTTACTAAAAATAAAAAAAAACCAGCTGAACTAACAACTGGCTTTTTAACAACCGCAATTTTAAAACAAAACAAAATTACATAATTACAATGGATGCGATTGCATTATTTTAACAATTTCTTTAGCATGATAATAAATTCTTAATTTCTTTGTTGCTGGTAAACTCTCAAAAGCATTTCTCTCAACAGAGCTGTTAACTATTGTATCAACATCTAATACTACTATTTTTTTATTTTCTTTACTCATTGTCTTTTGTCATCATTACTGAAATGCATAATAAACCTAATATAACAGCTGTTAACAAGTCGTTTGATAGTATCATAACCCTAAGGGTTAAAAACAGCAGTAAACCGCTTAAAATGTGTTTTAGATAGTATTTTTTCATTTCTTAAAAGAATCTTTTTGAACTTTAGCCATTACACTAAATAAATTATTTAACCTTCTTTTCTCTTTTGCCTTAGCTATGTTGTGATTAAACTTTGCTTTATTATAACTCATACATCTAACATTAAAATTAAACCTACTGCATAAACAACTAAATGAATTGCAATTAACCATTTCCAGTTATCTGGATCTTTTTTTAAAAACTTTTTATACATATTAAACATTTTCTTTTTTATTTAGAATTAATGATTTAGATAAGTCATGCAATAATAATTGTCTATAACGCTTTGGCATATTTAGTGCCTTATCTTTTATTTTATTGTAGTATATTATTTTCATTATTTTTCAATTGCCATTCTTGAATACCATACTGATGGATCAGCTATTGCCATTCTAAGTAATTTAACTTCGTAAGCCATTTCTTTTTGTTTTTTTAACTCAAAAATCATTTTAAGATTTCTTTTACAAGATTTTAAAAAAGTTGCTTTTTTGTCAGTATTAGTTTTTGATATCTTAATAGTCATATTATTTGTAATTATACACCAAAGATAAAAGAATTTTTTAAAAAACAAAATATATTTTGCATTTATTTTATTATTATTTCAGTTTACTCCATAAAAAAAGGGGTAATAAATACCCCTTTAATTAATATAATAGTTATTATTATGGCGTTTCTAGTGCTGCCTTGGCAGTTGTGAAATTTCCATCTATAATACCATTTGGTAAATAAGTCGCTAGTGCAACTCTTTCCATTACTCTAACAGTAACAAAACCATCTCTTACGTTAGTTCCATCTTCGCTAAAGAACTCAACAGATACGTTATCTCTAACCCATAATTGAGCTGCTTGTCCAAAGTTTCCAACTAGGAATGTCCCAGCGTTAACCTCGTTATTTACAGCGATTGGCACACCTAAGAAATTAGGTTGTAACCCTTGATATACTTGATCTTTTAGATAGTTGTTTGTGCTATCTTTTAATAATAAGATCTTATGGAAATCAGTTGGGTTAAGTAAAATATAATCAGCTTTATAGTTAGCAATCTGTAATTGATTGATTGCTGCAACTAATACATCAAATTCATTTGCTGATTCAACTGACTGGTAAAATTTACCATTAGATGAAACATCAAAGTTAGTTCCTGAGTTATAGAAACCATTTAAATTTGGAGCTGATCCATTACCACCTAAAATTTGATCATCTTCAACTTCCATTAATTTTGCTGGTACTCTTGCTGATAAATAGCTAGAAATTTGCGGAGTATCTTGTAACATCTCATCAGAGATTCTTAGATATGTTCCGATTTTTCTAACATTAGCATCAACAGCAGTCATATCAAAATCAGTTTGTCCTAATGTAGAACCTTCTGCCGCAGCAGCAGCTCCATTAGAATAACCACTTTCTTTTACATATTTAACAACATCACTATTAGTTGAACCAATTGGGATTAATTGTCTTATGTTTTGTGGAGTTGTAGGATCAAATTTGTATCCTGGTATTCTTTGTGGTGGAATTACATCACCAGTAAAATCAGCAGCAACAGTCATATCAGCTTTGATATCAAATGCTGTTGATCTTGATGATCCATTTCTCATTGAATCTAAAGCACCTTCTTTGATAGCTTTAGTTAAGTTACCATGAAATGATTTATCTTCTTTTTGAGATGCCTCAAATCTTTTTTTACTAGACACTTCAATAGCATCCATTCTTTCAGTAAATTTTTGTGTTAGGTTTGCGATCTCTCCTTTTAGAGCCACATCTGCCTTACCAGTTGCTGAATCAACTGCTTGTCCATGAGCTTTTTCCAATTTAGCATCTATAATATCGCCTAATTGGTCAAGCTGGTTTTTTACATTTTCATCCATTTTTAATAGAATTTTTAAAGTTTATTAATTAAGTATTTGTAAATATCAACCTCTTGTACCATCTTTTCAACTGGCTCAGTAGTTTCCTCAACTGGCTGAGTAGCATTCACGAAATATGTTTTGAGTTTAAGTATTTCTGATTCTAGGGCATATCCCATTTCATCTGAGATATTACCTTTTCTAAGTAGCTTACAGATATTATCATATCTATTGTAAACTTGATCAATATCAACCATCCCTTTGATGTCTAATATCTTAGCTTGATCATTTGCTGCCATAGTAACAGCACTAATTTCATATAATTTTACCTCTCTAATTTCTCTGTAATCACCTTTCATTTGTTTTACAATTGGCATAATACCAACTGAGTTTTCAGTAATTACTCCAGCTTTCATTAATTCTATAACATCAGTTCCAAGTTGTGTTTTAGGCACACTAGCTGTAAATACTAAACCTTTTTCATCTTCATATAATTCATCCATTTTACCTAATGGTTGCATCATATCGTGCTGGTATAAATATTTAACTCTATTGCCATTTTCTTGAATTGTTTTTTGATAAGCACCTCTGCGAATAATATCTTGATCGCTATCCTTATTATCAAAATAAGATCCATATCCTTTTACGATATTATTTTTCTCATCAAAATCAACTATTTGATCACCTATTGGTGCTGATTTATATATAAATTCCATAATTATATTTTTTACAAAATTACTAAAAATTAATTAGTGTTTTTTTCAATTTCAATTAACTCTAATGATTTACCCTTTTCAAACACTATATTGTTGTTTTGACCTGGTATTGGCTTACTATGTTTATTTTGTAACAAAATGCTTTCTGGTATGCCATCAGGAAAAGCAGCACACCCACCAGCAAATTCCCTAACAAACTTGCATTTTATACAAATAAAATTTTCCTCTCTATTTTCCATAATATTTTTTTATCAATTGACCAACTTTTATAGCATAGGGTGATGGGGTTGAGCTTAAATGAAACTCGGTCCATGCCTCTGCAAAAAACTCATCAGCATTTTTATTTGCATATCTCCCTAAAAAAATCTTGTTATAAGCACTAGCATTACCAGCTCTAAACAATCTGTTTTTTTCATCCATGTACTCTGTTCTTAGTTTTTTCAAATCATTCCAGAATTTACTACCAACACTACTAATATTTTTAACAAATTCTTTTCTAGCGGTGTATGAGCTAGTTAATGCATGAGCCATCTCATGTATTGGAGTAGCCATAAAAAACTTATCCTCATCTATTACACTTTTAAATCTGTCATCAAATTTACCCCTCATGTTTAGATGATAATTTCTTAATCTAGTTGTTCTGCTAAATCCATCACCTAAATTAACAACCGCTGACTTGCCATCCAAAAAAGGTTGGTAAAATCCCCACGATCCAGATGTTGATTTGAATCTTAGTTTGATGCCATTTTGATTATGCCAAGTGTTAAAGTTATAATTATCAAATAATATATTTAATTCTTTTTGTATTGCATTATATTCATCTAGTGTTCTTTTTTTTGACAATTGTAATTTATCTATTTTAAAACCATTTTTTTCAAAAGAATCTGTTATTTGTTTTCTAAACTCTTTTATTGTGGTTGCAGTACTGCTTACCAATTGAGTACCAATTGCAGTCATCGCCTCTGCCACTACATTAGTTAAATTAGCTAAACTAAAATCTTCTATTCTGCTTTGTCCTAATCCAACACCTATCTCATCCAATTCAGTAACTGGTATTGCTGCTTGATCTGGAATAGGTATAATTCGACATCTACAATTAATAACATTCCTGGCGGATCCCTCTCCTGGTCGTGGCATTTCCTCACCACCAACAATAAAATTTTCATTCATTCTAACAGTTTGACCATTAGCTGCTCTATGCCAAATCCTTTCTCTCCCGTCCATTACAGATAACCACCTTTTTGATAGATCATTCTCACTAAACAATGTCTTAGCACTTTTCTCAACTGCAAAGTTTGCAGCTCTAGTACTCTCTGTTCTCACTAATCTATTAGCTTGAAAATTACTATAATGATTAAATTTTTTTCTTAAAACCCTTGCTTTTGCATCATTACCTAATTGCATAAACTCTGGATCTCTCATAAGCTGTTGTGTTAGCTTAACTAATGTTTGTTTAGCAGTACCACCTACAAGAGTTACATTAGTTGCAGCAACCCTACCACCATAATCTGAAAATGACTTTTCCCATTCGCTTTCAAAAGGTTTGGTGTCTGCTTTAGTTTGATACTTTTGAAAAATATTAAAATACCATTTAGCAATGTGATTGCCAATTGATACATACATTTTTTGATATTCTGCCTCTAAATCTCTGTTAGTAAATAAACCTTGATAATTAGTGGTGTTATATTCTAAGAAATTACTTATCCCTTGATCGTAATTCTTTTTATAGAATCTTTTAAGCTCTCTAATGTTTTTTTTCTCAATCTTTACTACCTCTCTTTCAAATGCCGCAAGAAACTTATTATCTATCTCATTCTTTGTTAAAATAGCATTACTCATTTCTTATGCTTTCCATTTTCTTGATTGCCCAATTAACACCAGATGTACCACCCCAGAGATTCCAAGCCACATAGCCATTATCCTTCCATGGTGTATCTTTAAATTTTGGATCTACTGTTGAGTTCTTTTTATGTCTATTAAATGCAGCCATCCGACCAACTGTTTCAGAACTCAAACTCTCTCTCTTAGACAAACTCGATGCTCTCTGCCATCCAACAGATGTACCACCTTTTACCTCATCTCTCCCATATTTTTCTCTCCATTCAATCATTCTTTTAGCATTGTTAGATGCGGATTGTGGATAATCATTATAAGTTGCTTTAATTTCTATATTCTCAACTTTAGTTTTTTTTTCCTCTTGTTCTTGTAAAGCTGGTTGTGGATCTGGCAATTCAACATCATCACCAGATGCTGGAATTAAATTAGCTGGTATATAATAATCATCAAGAATTGGATTATCCTCATCATGATCATAAGACATTGCAGCTCTTTTTTCATTTGGAGTTAACCACCACGCCTTAGTCATTTGATCTACAATCTTATCTGTTTCCTCTTGTAATTCTGGTATAACGCTAAAATCAAATTCAATACATATTTTATCGCCATACTTTGGAGCCAACCATCTATTTAATTCATCTTGAATTTTAATTAGCTCTGGTATAACACAATTTTGATATAATGCTTTTTTAGCTTCTTTTACGTTATTGTATGTGCTTGATTCAGTATTGTTAAGTAGTGTAACTGGTACATTGTAAATATTACATAAATCTTTTATTGATGCATTGTATTGCTCTATTAAGCTCATATCAGATGCATTTAAACCAAAATTAACCCAAGATAATTTCTTTGGAGTTATAATAATATCACCAGCTTTTTTACTGCCTTGATGATCTTTTCTAAACTTATCTTTTAGTTGTTGAGCTTGTACCTCATTTAAATCACCCTCATCACTCATTAATATTCCCCTAGCTGTCTGGTTTTGTAAGAACTTAACTCCGCTTTCTGTCGCCTCATTATTAGTAGTCATAGAACGTAAACCAGCTTTTAGGGGTGATTGACCATATAAATGAGATCCAGTACCATCATAGTAAGGGTTAAAATCTTTTATGTGGCACATCTGCTCTGCTGGTATGTGATAGGTGCCATTATACTCAATTGTGTAAGATTCTACTGGTTTCATTATACCTCCAGAATTAATCTCTATAATTTGTGATGGCATTACATATAACTCAGTATATTTGTTTACATTCTCTCCAGTTTCTGGACCAATACCATAAATGTATCGGTTACCAGTTAGTTTACCAAAAGCAATCAATTCACTTATCCAAGTGGCATAAGATTGAGCTGGGTTTGGGCGATCTAATAATTTATGTAGTTCTGTATGTTCTAACTCAACTAAAGCGTGTTTTTTAAGCAATTGAGCTTTTAACATTACATTTGGATCTGATACGCCACTAGACATAGCTTTATATCTTTTATAGTTATTATCATTAACCTTTTCGTAAACATGATAAGGAATTGTGGATGCCGCTTTAGTAATTAGATTAATTATAGAATATATTGTTGCATTTTTTCTATAACCATCATTTATGTAAGTTTCATCATTTTCAGTATTCCAAACAATTGTATTACCCAGCCAATTGTAAATAGCTCTGTTGTATTGTTCATTGGTATTTTGGGATTTACTGGTGATTAAAGATCTTAATCTATTAAAGAATGTTGCCATTAAAATAAAATTTTATGTAAAAATACAAAATAATAAATTCTTTTTTTATACAACAAAAAAGTCATTACGATTTCGCCACCTACTGTAAACACAATATCTAATACTATCTAACAAGTGATCAGCTTGATTTGCTTTAGGTTTGTTTATTATTGTACCATCTTTTAACTCATCATATACATAGCTCTGCTGCTCTTTAAGAATGTTTTGCGATTCCTCGCTAACATATATATCAAATTCTTTTAATAAGCTAATACCAGCATTTATACTACCTTGACCTTTAATAGCTGGTTTTGCCCATATACTCATTTGCCTTAATTCCTCACCAGATTTCGGTTCTGCTGAATCGTAATAAAGCAGCACATCATCCATCTTTATGCTTTTAATAAACTCTGCAATATCTCTGTTAGTCATACCCTTTTTATATATAAGCTCATGTATATATAGATTATCTTTGTGCTTTCCTACCCTTACAATAGCTAATGGATCTTGACTAAAACCAAAATCACACCCAAGCACCACATCATCTAGCTCTGGAAAATCTGCATAAGGAATATAATTCCAGTTTTTAAATATTTGCTTTTCACTAAATACAGCTCTTTGACCTTCACCATATACTCTCCAGTAATCAGGATCCCTTTCCCTTATCCTTTCAATTTCATCTATTAATTCTTTAGGTAAAAACTTATTATCCTTATATGTAGAAATAAATAAATTAGCATCATCTCTCTCTGCTAAATCATATAAGTAGTGTACTGGATCAGATGGGTTAAAATCTATATATATCTTTTTCCTGGTCCGCATAACCAACTGCTGATAATCTTCAAAAAATAATTCATTACCCTCATTAATCCACAAAATATCTCTTGATGAACCTCTAATCTTTTGTGCATCATCAGCACTAAACATTTCAAGTGTATGCCCATTAAACTCAAATGTGTTTTCTGACTTATTATGCACTCCATTCCAATAAATACCTAATTGCCTAGATATATGTAAAAAATCCCTTAGAACTGATCTTTTAAGTGCTGGGAGTGTCTTTCTTACTATGCTTATTGTAAGTGGCTCCTTTTCAGTAGTCATTAAATATAAACAGTACTGCATTAAGCTCCAGGATTTACCAGATCTTGTACCGCCTTGAAATATGTTTAATCTTTTATTAGAGTTAACAGCTTCATAAAATTGTTTATTACAAAACTCAGTTACTCTTTTTGGTTTGCTGGTGTCCATTCAATTAGTTTGCTTTCAATTGAGCTATCATGTTGGATCTCTTGTCTTTCAACATAACCTCTTTTTTTCCCTTTTGTTTTTAAAAGAAATATAGTTGCTGTTGTATTCCCTTCTTGTATTTGTTTATGTAATTGGCTTTCAGCAAAATCTAATGTAATGTCCTCAATAGATTTAACTTCTGCTGCATACTTAGGATCATCTTTAAGCCAGTTATAATGTGTTTGTCTATTGATACCAACCGACCTAACAGCTGTTGTAACAACTGATAAACTTTTTTCCAATGCTTTGAGCATTAATCTTTTTTTATGTGTCGAAACTTGTCTATTTGCCATTTAACAAAATTACATAAAAAAAAGGGAGTTGTAAAACCCCCTTTGATTACCTAATGCCAATAGAATTAACCTGGCTTTTTATATTAGGTTTTTGGTGTCAATAAAATTAAATTTATTATTTATTAATACAACTCTAATTTTATTTATTTCACTTTTTTTATTATCTATTTCAAATAATAATAAGTTTTGTTTAGCAATGTTTTGATCAGAACTTTTTCTTAGTTCAAATATTATATTCCAATGAGAATTTATTTTAAATTCAAGATCAATAATATCATCTAATAAATGCTTTCTGTTTTCGTTGGTTAATTCTAAATTTTTAATTTCACTCATAATTGTAATTTTTTATTTATTTAAAAGGGGGTTTTTACACCCCCATTATTATTAAAATTTTCCGATAAATTCTTTTGGATATTTTTTTTTGCAAATTGGTCCAATTGGGAAACATCCTTGCGAGTTTGATGGATTTGATTTAAATGGTACTAAATTGCCATCAGTTGTAAAATGTACCCAAAATTTTTCATTAGTTTTTCTGCCACATATAAAACAATTTGTGCCATCATCACCAAAAGTATCAATGTTTTTGTCGTAATCTTTACTGTGTTCGTGTTCTATTGCATTCATAATTGTAATTTTTAATTTATATAATTTGTTTGTTAATACATCAAATATACAAATATTTTTTCAATTACAAAATATTTTTTCAATTATTTATAGTTTTCTACCACATTCTGGACATTTCTCATCTTCATTTTGATTATTTTCTGGCTCATCAATCTCTGTATCTATTGTGTCAAACTCTGGAAGATGTAAACCCCAATCATTTAATTCTTTTACATCCCACTCATTTGCTAATATATCCCAATCCCAATCACCAAAACCAACATTATCCTTTATTATAAACTGCTGTTTTTGTTTTTCTGTCCATCCTTCTGCTACAATAATATATATTTCAAATAAACCAGCAGCTTTAGCGGCTTTTAATCTCATGTTACCACCCAAAGCAACCATTTTCTCATCAACTATAATTGGTCGCTTTTCAAGCATTTCTGGAAATTCTTTTATAGATTTTACCAGCTTTTTAAAATTGTTGTCTCTTATGTATCTAGGATTGCCTTTATTTTCGTGAATGGATCTTATATCAACTTTCTGTATCATCTTTTGATTTTTGATTAAACAAATATAAATACAAATCCCATATTTTATCACTTGCATCTTTTTGATATGCATAAGTTTTAGGGGATCTAATTATTTGACCATCATCATTTATTTCGACATAGCATTTTTTTTTACCCCTAATTGGTACTATATAGATTTTTATATTGTTTTCTAAACACCACGATTGTGCTTTTAAGTATTTATTCATTTCTATAAATATCTGACAAAGATGCTTCGTTTTCAATAAAATGATTTTTTTTAAACCTATTATGTTCACATAACAATGCATAACCTAAAAATAAATAGTTTATTGCATCAGCAAATCTACTTTGTAAGGGTTCTGCTGGTTCTAAATCTGGTTGACTTGCATGACTCATAATTGCTTGAACATGCTTAAAAAAATAAGTTGCCCAAATTTGTTCTGTTGGTACTTGCATTATTTTAGCTATTGATTTAAAATTATGTAATATGTCTGGATCACCATTAGTATATTCTGGCTGTTTCATATCCATTATGTTTTGACATATTTCTAAAATTCTTTTTCTTGATTCTACAAAAGAATCATAATCAGTCATGGTTGTTTCAATTTTTACTTTCATGTTATTTTATGTTATTTTATGTTAAAATGGTATGTTATCTTTTATTACTTGTATTTTCTTTTCGCCTTGAAATATCTCTTTATATATGCCTCCATTATCAAAATCTGGAGCTATCTCAAAATCACCTAATTGTCCATTCTCTTTTCTTTTTACCTTTTCTACATGAACCCTTACAACATCACTTTTATATTTAGTTCTTTGCCCTATACATCTA